AAGACATTAGACTTTCAATATAATCCAGTACCTTATAATATAAGTTTTAATTTATATTCTTTTACGGCAACAGCTGAAGGTGGATTACAAATAATTGAACAAATATTACCTTTCTTTCAACCAGACTACACGGTTACAATTAATACTATTCCTGAGATGGGAATAAAGAGAGATGTACCAATAGTTTTAAATAGTGTCAGTTATGAGGACACATATGATGGTGCATATACAAATAGAAGAGCAGTTAATTATACTTTAAACTTTACTGCTAAGACTTATCTATATGGACCAATTACAACACAAAGAGTTATTAAAGAGACACAAGCGGATTCTTACACAGACACAGGTTCAGGCACTAGAAGAGAAAGTAGAATAATTGTAGTGCCTAATCCAACAACTGCTGACGCTGATGATGATTTTGGATTTACAACAACAATATCAAACTTCACAGACGCAAAAGAGTATAATCCAACAACCGATACAGATGAATAAATAGTAATATGCCAATAAATAGAGTAGGAACTAGAGGAATAGAAGACGGTGCTGTTGCAACGGTAGATGTGGCACCAGGTGCTGTCACTAGCGCTAAAATCGCAGATGGCGGTGTGTCTAACGATAAACTTGCAAACTCAACAGCATTCGGTATTACTCTAGGCGCTACATCAACAAGAAATGATAGATTAATAAGTTGGCAGTCAGTAGTGACAACAAATACAACGATGGTCGCAGGAAGAGGATATTTTGTTGATACCTCTAGTGGTCAGATCACAATGACTTTACCTGCAAGTGCTGTGACAGGTGATACAATCGCAATCAAAGATTATACAGCTAATTTTGGAACTAATAAAATAACTATTGGTAGAAATGGTCATAACATACAAGGTTCGCCCACAGACGCAACCGTAGATACTAACAGAGCTTCAGTAGAGTTAGTTTATATTGACTCAACAAAAGGTTGGTTATTTGTTATAGAATCAAATGTTGGTAGTTTTGCTCCATTTATCACTGCTTCAGGTGGTACAGAAACAACCTCAGGCGATTATAAAATTCACACATTTACAGGTGATGGTAACTTTGTAGTAAGTAATGTAGGGCCGTCAGGTGCTGGTAATACGGTATCACTTGTAGTTGTTGCTGGAGGAGGCGGTGGTAGTGAAGCTGGAGGAGGTGCTGGGGGTTTTAGAGAAAGTAGAGAACCGTCTGATCCTTATTCTACATCACCATTAAATAACGCAGGCGGTTTAGCTGTGACTGCACAGACTTATCCTATAACGGTAGGTGGCGGAGGAACAGGTGGTACTAATAGCCCATTTACTTGTGGTGCAAAAGGTTCAAATTCAGTATTCTCAACTATCACATCTACTGGCGGTGGTGCTGGCGCTGGTGGAGCTCCTGGTCCTGTGACTAATGGTGGATCGGGTGGTGGAGGTAGAGGTGGTTATGGAGGATCAAGTAGTCCTAATTACGGAAATGCTGGGACAGGTAACACACCACCAGTAAGTCCATCTCAAGGTAATCCAGGTGGTAATGGATCTGGACCTGCCGTTGGTGGTGGCCCTGGTGATTATCAAGCAGGTGGTGGTGGAGGTGCTACATCTGCTGGCGTGGCTTTTAACGCCACAAATCCTGGTAATGGTGGTAATGGTGCTGGTACAGGTATTAATCCAAGTTGTTCTGTTGGTGATTCAGGTCCAGATGGTTCATTAAGATATTTTGCTGGCGGTGGTGGTGCTTCTCAACAAAGCACATCGCCTGCTTCTCAACCTGCTTCAACTGGAGGATATGGTGGAGGCGGTGATAGACCTCATAGCGCTGGTTCGGGTGCTGGAACTGCTAACACAGGCGGCGGTGGTGCTGGAAGTAGATATAACACGCCGATTGACGCTGGTGCTGGTGGAAAAGGTATTGTTATTATTAGATATAAATATCAATAATATTTTATATTATATTAATAAAAGGTGATAAAATGACTATATTAAATCTTTTTTCAAAAGTTGTTTATACTAATCAGATTATTTTTGAGAAAAAAGAAAATGAAAAATTAAAAAATCTTGTAATTGAACAAGAATATAATAATGTTGAAGATATTAATTCTTCTAAAATAAGTAAGTCTTTATATATTTTAGATGATTTAAAAGTTATTAAAACTAAATTTGAAAATTACTTTAATGATTTTCAAAAAAAATATTTGATGTATGATAATGAATTTAAGATGACCACATCTTGGTCTACCAAGTCAAGTCATTTAAATTATGGTAATTTTCATAATCATACAAATAATTTTTATAGTGGGATATATTATATTGATGTAGATGATGACACAGGCGATATAGAGTTTTGTGATTTTTCGCAAAATGTATTTGAATTAAAAGTTAAAGAATATAATGTCAACAACTCTAAAAGTTGGAGATTTAAGCCTAAAAATAATATGATTATATTGTTTCCTAGTCAATTGCACCATATGATACATTTGAATAGATCAAAAAAAGATAGATACTCTATTGCTTTTAATTTCTTTCCTACGGGTGAGATTGGATCATTGGACTCTATGATTAACATAAAGGGATTAGACTAAATATTAATATAAATAGTATTAAAGAGAATTACATATGGCAATTAGTAAAATAGGTTCAAGAGCATTAGAAGACGCTTCAGTCGCAGCTGCTGATATAGCACCTGGTTCAATAGGTTCAACACAACTTGCGGGAAGTATCGCAAATGCCAAACTTGCAAACTCATCAATAACTATTAATGGTACAACATTAGCACTTGGCGCTTCTGGAACTATACCTAATCTTGCATGGCAATCAAAGGTTACATCTGATGGATCAACGGTTACTACAATGGTTGCAGGTAGAGGATATTTTGTAGATAATTCTAGTGCCGTAGGTCTTGTAAAACTACCTGCGTCTGCCAGTGCAGGTGATACAATTGCAATCAAAGATTATGCTGCTAATTTTGGCACTAATAAAACAACTATACAAAGAAATGGTCACAAAATTCAAGGCAATAGTGCTGACGCTATATTGCAAACAAATAGAGCTGCAGTTTTCATGGTCTATATCGACTCAACAAAGGGTTGGTTATTTACAATGGAATCTAATGTTGCAGGATTAACTGCTCAATATGTTGCTGCTTCAGGTGGTACTGAGACAACATCAGGAGATTTCAAAATTCACTCATTTACAGGTGATGGTAATTTTATTGTATCGGATGCTGGTAATGCAGCTGGTTCAAATACGGTAGAATATCTAGTAGTCGCTGGTGGTGGTAGAGGAGGAAAATCCAGAGGTGGTGGTGGAGGTGCTGGAGGTTTTCGTACAAATGTGCCTTCTCCTGCTTCAGGAGGATTCTCAGTCTCAGCACAGACATATCCTATTACGGTAGGTGGTGGTGGTTCAGGTATTGCTACAGGTCCTAACAATTTACAACCTGGCCCAGTTTCAGGCGGTAATGGTTCTACATCAACATTTTCAACAATATCATCTGCAGGTGGTGGTGCAGGTTCTTCAAATACTCCAGCTGAACCAGGCGCAAACGGAGGATCAGGAGCAGGTGGTGCTGGTCAAGCTAGTAGTCTAAAGGGCACAGGTAATACTCCACCTGTAAGTCCACCTCAAGGTAATCCAGGTGGTGATGGTGCTAATCCATCTAATCCACTAGGTGGAGGTGATGGTGAATTTGGCGGTGGTGGAGGAGGACATGGTGCGGCAGGTCAACCAGGTGTTGCATCCGTACCAGTTAGAGGTGATGGTGGTGCAGGAACAGCAAATGACATAACTGGATCATCAACAACATATGCTGGTGGCGGTGGCGCTGGTGGAAATTATAATCAAGCAGGTGTCTCTGGTGCAGGTGGTGCTGGTGGAGGAGGAAACGGTGGTGCAACTCCTGGCCCAGGTGCTGGAAGTCCTGCTTCTACAGCAGGTACTGCAAATACTGGCGGTGGCGGAGGCGGAAGTGGTGGTACATCACCAAATTGTCAACCAGTAGGAGCTACTGGTGCAGGCGGTAAAGGAATTGTTATTATACGATACAAATACCAGAACTAATTGACTTTATATATATTTTATGTTATAATGAAATGATAATTAAATTATGAATCTTAAAAACTATTATTACTATTTCAAATCAGCATTAAGTCCTAAGATATGTGATGATATTGTCGCATATGGTAAAGCACATCAAACAGAAATGGCTGTCACAGGTGGTCTAGGCCGTGGTGAAAATAAAGACGCTTACAAAGCAGATGGCACTATGAAAAAAGGTGCTGTTAAAAATCTTCAAAAGAAAAGAAAATCTGAAATAGTATGGATGAACGATAAATGGATCTATAAAGAAATACATCCTTTTATACATCAAGCAAATAGAGACGCTGATTGGAACTTTGAATGGGACTGGTCAGAGTCTTGTCAGTTTACAAAGTACGGCGTGGGTCAACATTATGGTTGGCATTGTGATAGTTGGGATAAACCTTATGATAAACCAGATGATCTAAATTCACATGGTAAGATTAGAAAGTTATCTGTAACCGTATCACTATCAGATCCATCAGAATACGAAGGTGGTAATTTAGAGTTTGATTTTAGAAATCAAGTTGATTGGGAAAGAAATAAGAAAAGTAAAATCAAAGAGTGTACAGAAATAAGACCAAGAGGATCAATAATTGTATTCCCAAGTTTTGTCTGGCATAGGGTAAATCCTGTGACAAAGGGAACAAGATACTCATTAGTAATATGGAATTTAGGAAGGCCGTTTAGATAATATGGATAAAGATAGATTAACTACGATAGATTTGTTTAAAACACCAATTTATACAATTGAGAAACCTAAGTGGGTTAATAAAGTAAATAAAGCGTGTGATAAGTATATCAAAGAATCATATGCAAGAGACAACAAAGGTAAAAAAGATTTTGGTCATTCTTATCATTCAGGACCACTTACAGGTGATAAGAATTTAAAAGAATTACAGGACTACATAGGTGCAACAACTCATAATTTATTAAATGAGTGGGGTTGTGATTTAGAACAATATAAAGTTTATTTTACAGAATTTTGGGTACAAGAATTTAGTAAGAGAGGTGGTGGTCACCATGACACTCACATACATTGGGACAATCATTTATCTGGTTTTTATTTTTTAAAGTGTTCAGATAAAACATCTTATCCTGTATTCCACGATCCTAGGTCTGCAGCTATGATGACTAAACTGCCAATGAAAAATCCATCTGAAGTAAATTATAATACCGCAAGTTTTCATTTAAAGCCTAAACCAGGAACTTTAGTTTTCTTTCCTGCATATGTGCCACATCAATTTACGGTAGATAATGGTAGTGAACCATTTAGATTTATACACTTTAACTTACAGGCAGTTAGAAAAATAATAGTAGGAGAATAAAATGAGTTTTAAAAAAAATAATTATCAAGTCATAAAAGGGTGTATATCAAAAGAACTTGCAAGTTTTATATATGATTATTTTCTATTAAAAAGAAAAGTAGCAAGAAAGTTTTTTGATACGAGATATATTTCACCTTTTACGAATGAATGGGGTGTTTGGAATGATGAACAAGTTCCTGAAACATATTCTCACTATGCTGATGTAGCAATGGAAACATTATTAACTAAGGTGCAACCAGTTATGGAAAAAAAGTCTGGTGTTAAACTAATACCTACTTATTCTTATGCTAGAATATATAAAACTGGTGATGTTTTAAAAAGACATAAAGATAGATTTAGTTGTGAAATATCTACAACATTAAATCTTGGTGGTGATGAATGGCCTATCTTCATAAGTCCTAAAGACAATGTAGGTGCACCTGATGGTAAAACTATCACAGCAGCAAGTAATGCTAAGGGTATTGAAGTGACTTTAGAACCTGGTGATATGTTGATGTATAGAGGTTGTATATTAGAACATTGGAGAGAAGTATTTACAGGTAAAGATTGTGGTCAAGTATTTCTACATTATAATGACGCAAATAGTAAAGACTTAATAGGTGGTAAAACTGCTGAAGAAAATAAATTTGATGGAAGAGAACATCTAGGTTTACCCTCATCTTTTAAAAATCAATAAATAGTTGTATGAGTATAGACGATAAAATAAACGAGGCTCTTGGTATCACTAAAGATAAACCAGCTACTAAGAATATTGTAAAAAAAGAATTTACACCACCTGTTCCTAGATTAGAGGATAAGAATAAGGAAGATGTAGATAATGATTACAAATATAGTAGAGAAAATTACTACAATCTTATAGAGAGAGGACAAGACGCAATACAAGGCATACTTGATATTGCAAATGAAAGTCAACACCCTAGAGCATATGAAGTTGCAGGTAATTTAATTAAACAAGTTGCTGATACGGTTGATAAATTACAAGATTTACAAGGCAAACTAAAATCACTTAAAGATGTACCAAATAAAACTAATACAAATATCAAACAGGCTTTATTTGTAGGTTCATCTGCTGAACTTCATAAAATGCTAAAAAATAAAAATAAGGATGTTCAAAGTGAAGAAGATAAAGATTTTAAAGGCAAAGACATCACACCCAAAGAAACAGACATTTCTGATAAGTGATTTAACATTTATTAAAAAAAATCCTTACCCTAATACCTTAGATAAAAATAAAAGAGAAAACTGGATGAGTGATGGTATGAACGATCCTATTGAAGTAATCAAACATACTATCAGCCCGACACCTCGTAGAGGGGTTGGTGGAGTACTATATATTGAAAAGAAGTATAGTATTAAAAGAGGAAGTAGTAGAATTAATTATGCGTTATCAAACGGCTATGACGCAATAGAGGGTATAATAGTAGATGAGTAATGAAAATTATTTAGGAAATCCTAATCTATTTAAAGCACATACAAAGAAAGAATACACAGAGCATGAAATTAGAGAGATTGCAAAGTGTATGGATGACCCTATCTATTTTATTAAAACATACATTAAGATTGTAAATATAGATGAAGGACTAGTGCCTTTTGATATGTACAAGTTTCAGGAAAAGATGGTTAACACTTTTCACAATAATAGATTTTCAATCTGTAAATTACCTAGACAATCAGGTAAATCAACAACAATTATCGCATACTTATTACATCAAGTTATATTTAACGACAATATAAATGTTGCAATACTTGCCAACAAATCTACTACTGCTAGAGATTTACTAGGTAGATTACAACTTGCATATGAAAACTTACCTACATTTTTACAACAAGGTGTGTTGAACTGGAACAAAGGTTCTTTAGAATTAGAAAATGGTTCTAAGCTACTTGCAGCTGCAACATCTTCAAGTGCTATTCGGGGCGGTTCATTTAATATTATATTCTTAGATGAGTTTGCTTTCATACCTGCAAATATATCTGAACAATTTTTTAGCTCAGTTTATCCTACAATATCATCTGGTAAAAAATCTAAAGTATTAATAGTATCTACACCACATGGAATGAATATGTTTTATAAGTTATGGAATGACGCTGAACATAAGAGAAACGATTATGTACCAATAGAAGTGCATTGGACTGAAGTGCCAGGTAGAGATGAAAAATGGAAAGAAGAGACTATTAGAAACACTAGTGAGGCACAATTTGCTACTGAGTTTGAGTGTGAGTTTGTAGGTTCAGTAGATACATTATTAAACCCTTCAAAAATTAGAACACTATCTTATATGAATCCAATAGTATCAAATCAAGGACTTGATATGTATGCTAAACCAGAAAAAGGTAAAGATTATGTTATGACGGTTGATGTTGCAAGAGGCACGGTAAAAGATTATTCTGCTTTTGTGGTATTTGATGTATCACAAATGCCATATAAGATAGTTGCAAAATATAGAAACAATGAGATCAAACCATTACTCTTTCCTCATACAATAGAAAAAGTCGCAAAGAGTTATAATAATGCCCATGTATGTGTAGAGGTAAATGATATAGGTGGTCAAGTAGCTGACGCATTACAATTTGAATTAGAATATACAAACTTATTAATGTGCATGATGAAAGGTAGGGCAGGTCAAATATTAGGTGGTGGTTTTTCTAAAAGAGGATCTCAATTAGGTGTTCGTATGACTAAACAAGTTAAGAGAGTTGGTTGTACTAATTTAAAAACTCTAATAGAAGGCGATAAATTAATAATACAAGATTTTCATATGATTGAAGAGTTATCAACATATGTAAGAAGAGGACAATCATTTCAAGCAGAGGAGGGTTCTAATGATGACTTAGTGACCTGTCTAGTAATATTTGCATGGTTGTCTAATCAAAGATATTTTAAAGAGATGACAGACCAAGATGTACGAGCCAGAATGTATAGTGAACAACAAAACGCCATTGAACAAGATATGGCACCTTTTGGTTTTGTAAATGACGGACTAGAAGAAGACACAATTATAGATGATAAAGGTGAAGTATGGCAACCTGTAAGGGTTCGTAAAGGTTTGTAATTTAATAAATAGAACTGAGATTAATGATACTATTAGCTAATAGGAGAACAAACGGATGGCATTTCAAGTTTCACCAGGCGTTCTAGTAAGAGAAAAAGACTTAACAAATGTAATACCAGCAGTTGCAACTTCAATAGGTGCTTTTGCAGGTAATTTCACTCAAGGTCCAGTTGATGAAATCGTCACGGTTTCAAGTGAACAGGAATTGACTGATAAATTTGGTAAGCCAACAACTGATACTTTTGAACATTACTTTTCAGCTGCAAGTTTCTTGCAATATGGAAATACTTTAAGAGTTGTCAGAGCTACTGGAACGGGATTATTAAACTCTACTGCTAACGGTAGTGGTTTATTAATTAAGAACACACAACATTACCAGGATAACTATGCTGCTGGCGAGGCCTCAGTAGGTCTTTGGGCTGCTAGAACAGGTGGCGATCACGGTAACAACTTAAAAATATCTGTATGTCCTTCATCAACGGTTTACGAAGAAACCTCTAAAACAACGGTAAATAATACAAACTTAGCAGTAGGCGACACATCGGTAACAATCACTTCAGCAACTGGTTTTTCAGTTGGTGATATTGTTAACTTTGGCGAAACTGGTAATTTTGAATATCGTATTACTAATATTGCAACTAACACACTA